CGACAAGGGTAAGTGGCGACATAGGATGCCACTCGCCTTCGAACTCGAAGGCTTCGGAAGACGCCGCGAACGCTGTTACAAGGGCTTGCCAGGTGATTGCATTCGGGCCGAACTTTATGCCGGGGACGGCCTTGAGCAGATCCATTGAAATGTCGATAGTAGTTGACTTAGCGATAATGCCGGGCGGCCCTACGAAAATGATGTAGAAGGAAGGGTACCAGCAGAATCGCTTCATGTCAATCCAGACCCGGCGGCGAAGTGCACCCGCGATGCAGCTGACGGCTGACCAGAAGTGCATTCGCCGGGGAGCTTCGGTGACGGAAGCGTACTGAAGATACTGAGTAATCCAATCAGGGTAATTACGCATAGTTATATTTTTATCTCGTTGTAGCGGATGAAGTCTTGATAGACAGGACACTCGTTGATATTTTCTTTACCGCCGTATACATCGCATTCGTGATTGTCGCGGCTATTACAGTGGTGGCAATCGCCGCCGCCGTAGTTATTCTCCCACTGTTCGGCGACAAGCCAGAAGCCATCACACTTTCCGCCGCCGAAGCGGTGAGGAAACTTGTAAGCGTGACAGTGGCAAAGATACTCTCCCTTGCGCCGCTTCCGGCTCATTCACAATCGCCCCAGCTGACGACACTTGTCTTAACCCCGGTTGGGATAATCAGCGGGTCGTCGTAAGGAATAACTATCTTTGAGCACTCGGCCATACGAGGCAGTACATAATCCCTGCGATGCGTTGGAAACTGCCCGGCGAGAGAGTCGTGTACCTGGAGAAGAACCTGTACCTCGGGCAGTTGCTCGTAGAAGGCCCGCCAAGCACTGTTGATAACGATGCCGACGGTAGACTGGGGTATCCAGGCCACGGCGGCAGGAAGCAGGTGCTCATCAATCCGATCGAAGATGTTCCAGCGATAGCCGAACTTGTTCTCGACGAAGCGGTGGCGGAGGACTTGCTCGGTGACGCGGCGATGCCAGGCGAGGATGCCTGGGTGTGCCGCGAACCAGCGTTTCTGGGCACTGTCAATCTCGTGAACTGTGCGACCTGTATGCGCCGCGACAGTCTTGGGCTTGCCTAGGTAATTTGTGGCGTGACAGAAGACTTTGGCGAACTCTCGCTTATGTGAACGCGGTGTTCTATAGTCCCAGTAACAACGAGGGCCGCATGTGCAGGGATCCCCCTTTTTATGTCTTTCAACGAGCTCTTCCAGCGGCGGCGGTTCGACATTATCTATCCCGTAAGTATTAAGCAAGTGAATATCTGCCCCCAGGCGCAAGGCGGCTTTGAGCATCACGTCCTCGGCTTCCCAAACAACTACTTGAAGATCCGCGCGATCTAAGTCCATGTCGAAAAAAGTAAACCCAGGATCAGGCCCGTACATACTCCGGATATTAGGGAGTGTAAAATCCATGGAACCCCGAGCAGCAGCTTTTCCAGAAGATTTGGATTTCTCGGAGGGAATTGTTTGCAAGTTACCTCCAGATCCAAAAGGATTTTTAGAACTGCTAAGGCGATAAGAATATGGTGCACTTTTTCCTCCTGCGTCGCCGGCTATGTTAAAGGAGCAGCGCATCCGGCCATCGCTGTCCAAGGGCATCATTACGAAATCTCCCAGGAATTTATTGAGAGTACGAATATCTGCGATTGCGTTACATAAAGGCTTAATCAAGGGTTCACGAATAGCAAGCGTAGTAAGAGCCTCGTCGTCGCAAGTCGGCCGCATAGTCATACGTCCTGCAATCATTGTACGCTTGAGTACGGGTTGAAGGCGCAAGTCTTCGTAGAATAACGCTTGCATCTGCTTCGGGGAAGCCGGGTTGATTAAGTGCCCGAGGATATTGAACAAGAAGGCTTCGCGATGGGAGAGTTCTTCTTGAATGTCAAGTGCCATTTGCTGCCGGACTTCCTGGCGGATTCGGACGCCGCGAAGCATGGAATGAAGAACTGGCAGGAAGAGGGCTTGTTGCTTCTTGTCGACTTCGGCGAGATGAAGCTGCTCGGCGGCTTGCAAGAGCACTTCCCCGCACTCGCGGGTGTAGATGCAGTCTTGGAGGTTATACGCCCAGCGCTGCTCCTCCGGTACGTCAGAGGCGATCTTGCCTTCGTCTTTCCAATAGACGTACCAGTCGGCGTAGAGCGACGCGATGAAGCCGAGTCCCTTAGGCAAGGCGGCGAAGAGAGAATGCTGTGTTATCATCGTATCCTGCCCGTGGCGAGGGATAAAGTGCCAGTGGCGGAAGACATACTGCGCGTCGTAAAGACCGTTCTGCCAGCGACAACGCACGTTGGGGTGAGTAAGAAGTTTGTAGAGAGCGAAGACAATCGCGGCCTCTTCGTCGGCGTTCCAGTACCCCTCAGGCTTCCCCCGAGCGATCAAGGGGATACAGATTGCATCTGTGCGAGACCAGCTGAATCCGATACAGTCTATCTGTTCGTAGCGGGTCTCGATATCGAAGTCCAGCCAGACCGGGTCAGCGAAGGCGGCAGCGTCACTAGTCAAGGCCGCGATGGTGCGCATCGTCAGGTCGAAGGCGGGGCGAATAAGGAAGTTCCAAGCCGGCTTGTTGTCGTAGACGCGAGAAGTCATGTGGCGCTTGACCCTTCGCAGGTCGTTGAGAATTGCTCCGCGAAGCTCGAACTGCTTGAATACCGTAGACGGAGGGAGCGTCGGAATTACCTTGATCGCCCCGTCGTCTGTGGTAAGGAGACTTCCTCTCCATTTCGCTGCGCTCCAATGGCCGGTGAGTACAAACATAGCAAGGTTGCCAAGGGCTACGATGATGTTCGGCTGAACCATCTTGATCTCTTCGAGCAGTTCGTTGTAACCTTCTACGACCTGGGGAAGAACGTAAAGATCGCGGAGCTTGACGTGAACAGCGCCTATGTCTTTCTTCTTCGTCGCAACGAGGTTGCTGAGTTGCCCTTCGGGCGGCGGAATTTTACAGACGTAGGTGGTGTAGCACTCGCTCCGCATGATTCCTGCTTCGTGCAACAGTCGGTTGAGTTCCAGCCCCGCTCCGCCGCCGAAGGGAGCGTTGTGCTGGAAGTCCGCCTGACTCGGCGCTTCGCCAACAATCATAATACGGGAAGGTATTGGGCCTTCGCCTTGGATACGCATAGAAGTCCTTTAGGGGTAGCTAGATGAGAGAGTGTCGCGTTACAGTCCTAGCTCGGCCTGAGCCTTTAACTCCTCCAGCCGGCGTACTGCGATTCCATAGCTTGCAGTATCACGTTCGATGCCCGTGGCGCGAGCTTTTAACTCATGCGCGGCGGCGAAGATCGTACCTGTTCCCATGAAGGGATCTAGCACCGCGTCCCCAGGCATGACGGAACGAGAAAGGAGTTCTTTATACAAGGCCACTGGTTTCTGCGCTGAGTGGCCCATGTTTGCATCCGGCGGAAAGTCCAGCACATCCCCCGCCATCTTGAGGACGGTACGCTTTCCCTTTATTGCGTAGAGGATACACTCATACTTTCTCTGAGGCCCGTGCTCTGGCCAAGGAGCGCGAGCGCCAGTTTTCTTGTACCAGAGAAGGGGGGTGCGGAATACCTGCCAGCCAACGGCGGCGAAGCGCGTTCGAGTGTCAATGAATTTATCAATATCGCAGAACCAGTAAAGATGGGCCTGAGGTTTAGCTAGCCGAAAGAGTTCTTGCTCACAGACGGAGAGGATTTGCTCGTACAATTCTGGCGTATCTGCATATCCGTGAGCTCCTGCCGCGATCCCGCCGGAGTCTCCGAATTCATCTGCGCCCATGCCGTAAGGCGGGTCGGTTAGGATTACGTCGAAGACCTCTGCTTTACATTCCCGCATCCAGGCGAGGGAGTCTTCATTCAATGCCTGGTGCACGTCAGCTGTAAAGGTGCGCCCGACCGAGTCGCCCAGGGCGCGATGCTTGGCCGTAGCTTCTTGCCGGCGAAGAATTTTGAAGGCGTCGCCGACGGACTTAGCCGCCTTGACTTCAGGATTATCCAGGTGCCGCGCGACGATGATCTCCCGCCGGGTTATTTCTTGGTTGACTCCCTCGGAACTGCCTCGGATTTCAAGGGCGATATCGGCAGTCGTCGGTGGAGCGTCGCCGCGAGCGTCGGCTTGGCGCGTTCGAAGGGATGCGATGCGCGCACAGGCAGCGGCACGTTCTTGCCACGTCAGGTCGTCCCGGTGCGTGTTTTCTTCTAGCTCGGCCTCTTCCACGGCCAGGGGGTCGAGGTCAGCAAGCAGGGTATAGGGAATGTGATTCGCAGGAACAGCGGCTCCGTCGTGAGAGAAGCTTCCTTCGAGCCCGTATATGTCTGTGATGGCGCGAAGGCGGCGTTCGCCGGCGACCAGGAACAACTGGCCTTCGCTTTCACGCAGGATTATCGGGTGCAATAGCCCTCGCTTAACAATTCCGTCCGAAAGTTCTTGCAACTTCGCGGGGTCGAAGGCTCTTCGCTGGCGCGAGGGGGCAATCTTGATTGCTGTGATATCAATTGTTTTCATGTAGACTTTCTATGTAAACGGTTAAAGAGGCGGCGAAGCGCGTAGCTTCTTCCAAGCGAGAGAAGTGTAAACAGTCCTCCAATTGCAAGATTCTCCTTGAAAGATACCGCGAGTCCAAAGAGAGGAAAGATAAGAACCTGCCCTAACACCGCAATCAAGTAGCCGATTGCAATGTTAAGGCAGGATTCTACCAGCGATTGAAGCCGGGACTGCACTTAGCTCTTCAGCACGGCGGCGACACGCTCCTGGATCGCTTCATTGTACATCTCGTGAGCGATCTTGACCTTTACCACCTTACCCTGCAGCATCCGCCAAGCGAACGTCGCGCCGGAAGCGTTGAGATCGCAAGCCTCCCGATACGCACGTTGCTGACGATTCTTGCCTGGCCCGTTGTCCAGGCCGCCGGCGGCCGTCAGGTCGAGGAACGCGCGATCTGAAAGGGTCAGCTCGGGCGGTAAGCCGCCAGCCTGAAGGGCGGCAGGAACTTGAATCTTCAGCGGAACGATCATAGAGATCCAAGGCTGCCCTACACGCTCCCCCTTGCCGATTGTGCCAGAGGCTGTGGTGATCTCCCCGATCACGGCGGTGTAGAGTCCGTTAGGGTCTTCCGGATTCTCCGTCGGCAGTGGGGGGCGCTTCTCGTTCGCTTCGGTAATCTGTGCGTCAAGAAAAACATTCGGGTCGAATTGACTTGTCATGCTAAATACTCCTTCTTTAAGTTAACAATGTGAGCGCGCTTATACCGTGGCAACTCTTAACGTGGTACTTTGTCAGCCGTCGCCGGAGCCGGAGCCGGAGCCGAAGCCGAAGCCGAAGCCGGAGCCGGAGCCGGAGCCGAAGCCGGAGCCGTCGCCGGAGCCGGAGCCGAAGCCGGAGCCGAAGCCGGAGCCGGAGCCGTCGTTTAACACTGCCATATTGGCACGCTCGCAATAGAAGCTTGCGCTTGTTTTGTGCAGTCCAGCAATTCAATTGCTTGTAGCAGCTCAACACGATTAACTTCGCAAGGAAATTTACAGTTTTCTGGCCGCGAAAAACCCTCTTTTGCCGCCTGTGAAAGACTTGCAGCACCTGCCCAATACCACAAACGACGGGCATCTCGCAAAACAACTTCCTGCCCATTACGGGATTCTAAGTAGCCCGCAAAAACACCAGCAGAATTTGTGCGACAAATAATGTAGCGTAATCCGTCTTTATTTGTCGCCGCTTGCGCAACGGAATCTGCACGAATATACTTTATCTCATCAATCATTATCGTTTCTGGTGTGCCCATCTTCTTTCTCCTTAGGTTGTTGTTGCCTTTGTGCTTCCCAATAAGACCACAGTCTTCGTGCAAATTCACGAACCTGTAAGCCTTCTAAACAGCCATCATTGCGAAAGCAAATTTGGTTGTAGATCTTTTCTACTACTTGTGAATTGTATTGCATACAGTCTCCTCTATACTCGCGGATTATATAATTAAAGCGCAGCGTCTTTAACGTGGTACAGGGTAAGCGGAAGATTCTCCGCGTGAGTTATTTATTTATATTCCGCGTGAACATTGTGGGCAGCGCGGTTGTGCAATCAATCCGCAACTCTCTCGGCATTCGCTATAATAACGCCTAAATCCTCCCGCGTGTTTAAGTTGCGAACAATTACAAGCCCACAAACCTCAGCGTCGTAGGCGTAAGCATAAGCCGTGGGAGGAAATTTTTGCAACTCTGCAATTAACTTAGCTATTTGTATCATTTTATACCCCTGCCCGCTTCTTCCAGACATCGAAGATCAGAGAGAAATTCGGTTCAATCTTGCTGCGGTAGCCCAGCGAGCGCGTCTTGGTATCAACGCCGTAGGCCGCCGTGTCCCAGTAGAACTTATCCGCTTCCCGCGTGGCGTAGATTACGTCACTGAATAGCGTAGGGATCTCGGTCGCGAGAGCCTTGCCAATGGCCTTAATCATAATTTTGGTAGACTGGGTTACAGCATCCAGTTCCCTGTCCACGTGCGCAGTCATGACGAAGGGGCAGTTCATGCCCTGCGTACAGAGGCGAAGGAAGTTCATCAAGTTATTCTGAGCGACACCGTAATCGCCTGGGCTGGCCATCGGGCGGCTGCCAATCTGCATCTTCATCGCGGCGTTGGAGGTTTCCGTAAGCGAGTCCATCACGAAGATCCGATTCGCCGGGAAGGCATCGATTGGGCCAAGCTCCTTCCCCGTCCGGTCGTCTTGGAAATTGCTGCAGGAACGCAGGATCTTCCAGAAAGCGTTGTTCTCGCCGCCGCGATTGCCGTCGACTGACTTAGCAATTGCTTCGTAAGAAAGCTTGCCGACGGAATCCGCTGTACTGAGCAAGGCGGCGAGTGAAATCGGCTTGGTAGTCTGCTGGTGCCAGAACAGGTTCGCCGGCGGTTCTTTCCCCTTATCGCGGAAGTAGCCAAGAAGCGTCTCAAGACCGTTCTCAGTAAAGAGCACGGCGACTTCAAAGTTATTCGTCTCTGCCCAATCGACAAGGGTTCCAAGGCTATACGTCTTTCCCGTGCCGCCAAGTCCCATGAGGCAAACCTTCGGCCCGATGAGAGTGCGTTTATCGGGGGGATTTACTGTTGTCATGCTAACTCCTTTCAAAGTGATTCAAATGTAGGTCGAACTCTCTACAGACAAGCTCCGGCGGCAAGGCGGCTAGTAGAGGCAGGTCAAAGTTGCCGTATTCGAAGGTGCTGTAGCTATACAGCAGCGACCCATCGACACGCTGGTAGGAATATTCCCCTTGCCCCACGTGCCGAGAGCAGCAGCTGGTTGTAAATACTAGCTCTCCCTGCCCGCTGGACAGCACCCCCCAGACTTTACAACAAACGGGGCAGACGAAGCCAAGATTCTGATGTGTCGTCCAACCTTCACTGTCGTCATGTTGCCAGGCGCCCACGCGAGTAAAGGTTGCGAAGAGCCCCTCATCTAGTAGTGCAACAGTCTGCTCTGCCGTCCAAAGACAATTCATTCGAGGCTCCCTTGATTTCAACTTTATACATTCTTCGGAGCGTCGATCCAATCCCACTCTAAAAGATGTTTGCAAAGTATTCGCGTTATCCAGCGCGGTTTTTTGCGTTGATAGACGTTTAAGCCAAAGCCCCCTCCAATCGCCCACCAGCCTACAGGTTCCAGCGCATTTTGTATAGCGGAAACTCTATCTATAAGATAAACTGAATTATTCATAGCCTCTCCATCGGTTTCAACTTAATCCGCTTCACTTCCGCGACTTCCCCATTATCAGGGTCAATCATCCTGACTTTACCCCAAGTACATCGAGGCACTCGCGGGTGTTTCTTTGCACCTTGTAAGTCTGTTCGACTGCTACAACCACCCCCGTGTTGGCAATCGCAAGGGTCGCTGGCACAACTATCAATAGCAAACTTACCATCGTACAAGCCTTCGCCGCTTTCCACGTCCAGCAGTGTTTCGTCCCCTTCAAAAGCATTCTCCGGCGAAAGTAATTCATCGTATCCTCCAATTAAAAGGTAAATCATCAACAGATCGAAGCCGATCAGGAAGGTAAGAATTAGGAATGCGGTAAGGTTCATGTTCATCCTTTCGTATCGTCGTTCTTCTCTGTATTCCATACAACCGCCTGACCCTTATCACCTATCTGGAGACACAACCGAGAAAGGTAGCCATCATTATAATCAACACGCCATTGGTCGCCCGGATCGCTTTCATGTGGCAAGAACACAACCTTCCCGTGCTCGCCAGAGGGGTGCTTTATTATGCCCCCTTCGTGGATGTCGTCCCCAGCGAAATCTTGCCACGGTGCTTTATTCATCACATCCCCCTCTAATTAAAAGGTAAATCGTCAGTAGACCGAAGCCAATTAGAATGGTAAGGATTAGGAATGCGGTGAGGATTAGGAATGTGGTGAGGTGCATAGTGCGTTCCTTTCTTTCATAATCATTCGGGCTTGTTCTTTGGTCAGCATGTACACACCAAACAGCACACCTAACCCTACGTTCAACCCGGACTCCGCAAAAGCGCGGAGCCGGTTAACTCTACGTTGGGCGTCGTCAGTGCCAGCGCATCGATCTTCGCCAGCAGTTCAAACAGCCGACGCGCTTCGGCCTCGGCGGCGATGTAGGTCGGAGTCTGTTGCTCTCCGTGCTTCTGCTTGGCGATCAGAAGCCGCTCGTAGGCGTTCAGGTCAGTCTTCACGCTACTGCGGCACGCAACAACCAAGGTGCGTAACGCGGTCAACCGGGGCTGGCCGTCAGCGGCTTCGTTTACTTGTGTCGTTTCGGTCATTTCATTTCCTTCGTTTGGTTCGTTGCGGCCAGCCCATTACCTTTGCCGTTAGGCAACACCTTGGATGCTCCCCGCCACATGCACCTCTTTCCCGCATCCAACCAGTGCCGCTCCGAGAAAGCCCATCAGAATTGCATCCCGCAGGTCTGGCCTGTCACGGAATAAAATGCGCTGCTCCATAGGCGCGGCACTCGTTGGGTTGCAGCATGAAAAATCCGGGCAACACTCGTCCCGTTCGTGATTGTGCAGGCTTACGCCGTTGCACCATTGGTCAAGCTGTTCATTCGGTGTCATAGTGCGTTCCTTTCTTTCATCTTCAATGGTTGCCGGTAGGCATATCAATATCTGTTATGCCTACGGTGTGCCGGTTATTTACACGTTGGGCGGCTCATCCAAATTGTGCAGCGCCTCCCAAAGTGCAAACACATGACTCCTGCTAACAACCATTCCATCGGTTCCTGTATCGTGCCAATGCCTGATACATCTAGCTGCCTCGACGACTTTTTCCATGTCGTAAATTCGTTTTCTTGCGGCCACCAAATCTGCAATAATTTCGTGTCTGTGCCGAACATCGCCGTCCAACCCTACGTTCGAGCGGAGCGCGGTCAGCGCTAGGGCTAACTCAACACGCAGCCGCTCGTTCTCCCACTCAATATTCCTTACCAACAGGCAGGCTTGGTCAAATGGCTCTGCTGACTGCAAAAGCAATTCGCTTGCTTTCACCTTACCCCCCAGAACAACAACAAAGCGAAGAAGCATCCAGCCGCTATCCCGCCGACGATGGCAAACCAGAACGGCTCATCCGGCACATTATCCTGTATCGGAGACCATCTGCCTGATTTATCGATGCGCTCGAACCGCTGCGGTGCGTGGGACTCTCCCCACGGGTCGTAGTCAATGGTCATAACGCTGTTCGCAATAACGCGTCTTCGATCTTATCAAGGGCATTTTCAATGCCTTGAAAGCTGTTACGAAGATCAGAAAACAGTGGCGGGTAGTTTTCGTCTGGGGCTCTTTTATTCCCCTCTTGTGGCATTGCATCGACCATTACTGGCTGAAGTTTAATGCTCATGTCTTCAGCTATCCTTTGGGCACGATCAGCCAATCGAGTGGCATAGTTCGCTACATCTACGGAAATTGGTTCTTTAACTTTACACGCTGTTTGGTTCACGTTTCCAATCATTTCGTTTCTCCTTTTTGTGTCGTAGTCGATGGCCATCATTCCACTTCCTTCTCAGCCCTGCTCATGGCGCACTTCCGCCAATACTCCTCAGCATAAACCCACAGCATCCGGCACACCATTTCATTATTTATTTGGAAGCTGAAACCGGCCTTCTGGGTTGTCTCAAGATAAGTCGTGATGGTCTTAACCTGTTCCACCGACAGCTCGGCCAGCACCTCACCGAAGTTATCAGTGTCAAGCGGGTAGTATTCCGCACCTTCTTTCAGCAGCTCCTCGGCACAGGCTTCGATAGCCTCTGCACGGCGGACTTCGCGCTCCTCTTTTGCGAGATGGGCGTGAAGCTCGCGCTCCCTCGCTTTGTCCTCTGGGTGGTTTCCGTAGCAGCCAGTCATGCTCATTCTCCTAATAAAGTTTCTGTCCTCGCCACTGGATCCCAGCGACGGCGTTCAAATTGCTGCTCAAGCAATTGCTGGGGGTCTCTCATCTGACACACGCCGCGAAAGGGGCAGCCGCCGTACTCTGCACACGCATGGTCAAGGTTGAAGTCGAAATACCCTGACTCCCAGGCCACCATCATTCGCTTAATATCCCGCAGCAACTGCTCATGCCAGCGTTCCAGCATCCAAGCCGGTCGATACGTTATCGCCTGCATGGTGTCGTACTTGGTTTTCAGAATACTCACGCCACGGACAAGAAAGCCGTCAAGCTTAATCCCTGCGCGGGCGGCTCCCCAGACATATCCGGTAAATTGGCTCCGCAAATCCCACTGCCGCGGCCAGCTCGCGCCGAGCTGGGAAGTCGTCTTATCATCCTCGCCCAGACACATCCCTTCAAACTCACACATCATGTCCATGCGGCCTGAGTAAAGCAGCGGATTCCCCGTTTCTGGATGCACAAGCTCCAGTGGCTCGAGAAAGTTAAACTCAATCCCCCGCTTGCCGCCAGGCAGGTGCATTGGAATCGCTTGGTCAACGCCTAGGCGATAGTGGCTGAAATAGAACTCCAGCGCTCCGGCCATCCGTTCCGCCGACTTCGGGGATTCTGAAGGGCACTCGAAAGTTCCATAAGCCTCTAGCAACGCGCCGATGCCCAGGGCGACGGAAGTCTCTTCATCCTTCCCGTCGATGTAATAAGCCGCCCGAGCCGCTTCAATCCCTGTTGCATACGCCGCTCCTGCGTGTAGATGTACGGACTGATTCCGTAGCTTCCAGTGCTGAAGAAACTCGAGATTAGCTTTCTGCGGACACGACTTGAACGCCGCCATTGTGGTACTGTCCAGGACTTCTGGAAATGGAACCTGCATTTTGAACCTCCTTTGATACTACGTTACAAATCTTCAATCTCGCTCAACATATCCCTGGCGACTGGGATCTCTGCGAATGCCTTTTTCCGCTTCGCCGCCGTGGTCTTTGCCGCCTGCCCTGCAGCAAGGCGGCCTTGACGAAGCGTTATAATTACCTCCTTCATTTCTTCTTGCGTCAGCGTTCCCTCCGCCGCCCGGAGTCGCCAAGCGGCAATTTTCGATTGCATCTCTGGATTAAGCATTCAAGGCCTCCTTCAGAGCATAAATTGCTTCCGGTGTGCCTTCGACAATAAACGCCCCTGCTGTACAGTTCAAGTACGGCGCAAGATCAAGTCGCTCGTTGTGAAAATACTCCCGTACCCGCTCTGCAAGCCAGCGGGAATACGCTCCGTGAGGAACTCGTTGTTCAAGATCTGAATACAAATGCACAGTCAACTGTGTATGAAGCGGCAGTGGTAACGCGACATTCAGGAGCAAGCTCGGAATCAGATTTGGTTTTCGGCTCATGTGTAGTAGTCCTCGTAAAGAAATTGTTCGCCAGTTTCGTCTTCCAGCAAGATCTCGTAATCAAGATAGTTCAGCCGTGAAACAAGCACATGGAGAAGACGCTCTTCCTCTTCCCCTCCAATGAGTACCGTCGTAGCTTCCGCGTCTCCGTGAGTTCGTGCGTAGAGTTTAATAGTCATGAAGTTCTCGCTGGAGCTCTTCAATAAATGCTTGGCTGAGTGTCGGATAGACGTTGACACCGGCGGGGAGTGAGAGGAATCCAGCATCTCCAAGCGCAACGAAGGTTGCGGGTTCCAAAAGTGTAACTTCCGTAAGTTTCCCGTAGGCATAATGCAGGTCAACGCGGCAGACCCGAGGTTTTACTGCCAGCTTGTAAAAGTGTAGATTACAGGTAACTTCTTTATGCTTATGAAAGTCGCAGGAGAAAGAAGGCATAGGTTCCTCCCGGACTGTTTCTACAACACAGCTGCACTGGAACTCTTTTTCCGTTCTCACGTAGCGAATAGCATCTGGATGCTTTACATGCTGCCACTTTTCATACACGCCAAGCACGGTGTTGGCAGGAAGTGTGATCAGTGTAACGTATCGCAGCAGCCGCCAGTGGTCTGGGAATGCCCAGACGGATTGCGTTGCTGTGACGGGGGTTGGTTTATCTGTGCCCTTCCGTGCGGCTGTACGCTTCGCGGCGATTCTAACCTCCCGAAAAAGGTTATCGAGAGTGCTTTCTTCTTGCATGTGAGTCTCCTTTAATTGTCCCCGTGGATTATGCCCTCATAATCCACGTTAAGTTTTCCATCAGCCCCCGTAAAAGGATAGGGGGTACAGTTTCCCGTACCCCTTTCCCCGCCGAAGTGGAGGCTCAATTCATCTCCGGCTTGCAATGGTCGGGCGACCATCACTGCTGCGTTAAGTAACGCTACCACTTCAGCTTTCGCTGCCCCGCGATTATCCGTTAAGGAACACGCTGTGTTCGTGGTCTGGACTATGCTATCGCCATTGCTAAGATACTACTGGTACATCTTGGTTACTTGTCCAAGTCGGCTAACTACTACCGAAGATTTCCATTCTTAGTTTAGGCATTCCGTCTCTAGTCTCTACACCTTCCCTTAGTCTCGGCTGGCTTCGATTCCAGCAGTCTTGCTCCCACTAAGGGCTTGGCTCGGCGTTGGCAGCCTCCTATCAAACTCGCTCGTGCGTCGAGAAGCTAGTATAAGCAAAGCGTTCGCCGATTTTACGGAAATTCATCTAGCGTCTTTCGATTGAGCTGTTATGCCATTAGCAGGGGTTAGCTTAATACCTAAGTATTGTCTAACTATACCTATTTCTAGGAATGCTGACTACCAACTCATTTTTCACTAGCGACCTTCCGAGAAGCCGCCTCAATCCTCCGAGGCGGCTTGACGCAAGGAACCCTTAGATATTTTCCAGTTCCGCGTCGGCATCGACCTTTGCTGTCTTTGCCAGTTTCGCTTCTTCCAGCCGCTTAATAATAACGCCGGTCTTCGTCCCAGCAACCCTGAACGAGTCATACAGCGCGCGACGAGTAAGCTCCGGATCTGCGTCCAGCTTCTTCTGCAGATACGCCTTAACAGTCGCAACATCTTTTCCTGTCGCTTCCGCAATCGCTTGCACGACAATCCCAGCACCACTGACGCTACCGCCGCCAGTCGCCCTGCCTCTGCCCCAGCTACCAGATTGAACAACTGCATTCAAGTCATCAATCGCGCAAACCATGTCATCTTCTGACAGGGGCTTATCCGCCGGGCTGGCCAGTTCATCGCCAAACTTCTGCTCCGCTCCGTGTCCTGCAAAACGTGCCAGTAAGCTCAACGGCAGCGCGATCGTCCGAGTTTCCCCATTACGAAAGTCCATACGAACACTGATTGCGCCGGCGCGCAGTTGCATCACGTCACCGTCTAACTCGATCTTGCTTTCGTCCAGCAAGGTTTCCTTGTTAACCTTCCTCTTGCCGGCGAAGGAGACTTTCCTTCCGTCCGCCATTTCGACTTCCGTATATTCCGTCTTACTCTTCACTACTGCAGCTTCTTGGTTCATGTCTTACTCCTTACAGCCCTGATCATCGGCGGCTGTGCATTCCGACTTGATGGTAAGTCCATCGAGAAGGGGAGACACGCTCCCCTTACCGCTAGACCTTCCGACACAGCTCTTCCCAGAGAGCGAAATTAAAGCGCGGATTGTCTTCAGCAAAGGCCTCCCCCAACGAGTTACAGAGGATTTCGTAAGCCCGTCTAGAAAGCGTGCCCTTTTTCTGCTCGTCTTGCAATACGTCCAGTATAAGTGTATAGTCTTGCTTGAACATTACCAGCCCCCTTATTGTATAATCTCCACAAGCCTGTGCCAGTTTACCGCGTCAAAACCGTCTTCCCGCCCGAGTTCTTCTTCAAACAGCGTACAAAGCGTATTATACGCTACGTAGTCACACGACCGCTGAAGAAAATCCCCCAGCACAGAAGTTATCACTTCCACGTCCTTCTTTTCCATGATTTGAGCCTTTCAGTGAGCCTTGCAGAGTTGAGCCACGGCACTCCACACACCGTATACATTAGACCGCCGCTGGGGTGAAAAGTTCCCAAGAATCACGAAAGAAGATCAAAGACATAATCCGGCTCTAATCCGTAGTCATAAAGAAGCTCTTCCGGATCGCTGCCGCTTTCCACGTCTGCTCGCATTTCTTCCACACAAGCTTCCGCCTCTTCTTTCGTCAGTTCGTCCCGCTTCATCAGTACTTCTACTAGTTCACTCATTTAAGTCTCCCTTTTTCTCCATAACGAATAAGCAGAACAACCCGCCGCCCTTCCTGCTTGGCGGCCAGCCATTCCCTCACCCACCGAATGCTTCGCCGGCGAGAGACAAGCATCGCGGCTTGTCTCTCTTCTCGCTCCTGCGCAAGCGCCTTCATCTTCCCCATAACGCTCTCAGGGCGATTAAATACTCCTGCGTCGAGACGTGCCCCTGCAGAAGCATCTCTGCAAGATATTGAACGGCAGCAGAAAGTCCCAGATCAAGCCGCTGCATGACACACCGTGCAATTCTGCCTTCCGCAGGGCGAAGGCATGAGTCCTTCCCGCTCCCAGTGCCACACATGGCCGCCTTGTGCGTGAAGATCAAAGGGTTCTTTCTGTTCCTCGAACTCCACGAGAATTTCTTTAATCGCATGAGTCACCTCATCGCGGCCTTGCATATAGAACTGTCCGTCACGTTTCTGTTTCAACCCACTTGTCGTTATCATTTAAGCCTCCATTAGTTAATCAATCAAACTCCAGCCTTCCCCCTTTTTAATGCCCCCGAGCCTGACTGGAAAAAGAAGGACAATCGCATCCGCGATATTATTAGACCCTTGCTGGCTGTAAAAGTTCCCAAGTATCCCATCAGGACGCAAGAATAATCTTGGGCTTACTCTCTACCAGCCGCCCAGCCGCCGCGAGCTTAATGTCCTGTTCACAAGCAGCCAGTGTCTCCCCTGTCCAGCCCCGCGCATCAATCACCAAGGTGCCTAGTGCATTAAAGCTTGTCACCAGTGCCACAAGCGCGTAACGCTCCTGCGAAGTATTCCGCCTTCCTGTCAGCCGCTCGGCGGCTTCCTGCGCCATCCCTGTGGCCAGAATAAACCCCACCATCTCCTCTCCCCATTTTTCCGCTACACTTTCCATTCCTTCTTCCATCACAAATACCCCCTTAGTCGCTCCTGCCCCTCTTCCGAAAGCTCGTCCAGCATTCCATTCACCTTCGCCGGGCGCGCCTTTACTTCCGCTATCGCACTTTGCAGCTTTTCCAACGCAGACCCGCCCTGATCCAGCAAGTGTGAGTTTGCCGCCAGAAAGCGTGCTTGACTTTCCGCCGCTTCCTGATCTGTTGGCAAGTCCCTTATCCCTTCATACGCTCCTCTCTTATGAATCGTCCGAAAGACTGTCGTTTCACTCACCCCCAGCATACGCGCAATCTCCATCTGCGAATGCAGCCGACGATCAAAAGCGTCTTTCAGCTCATACAGTCGCTTAATCTCCATCGCGGCCGCTCCTGTCAACACTTTCCTACTCATCTTTCCCTCCTCCTCCCGCCTCGGCGGCCACCCAGCGCACCCGCCACTCTCATTAGACCGCCGGCTTGCCCAACAGTTCCCAAGTAATTTTCCCCCTTCTCA